AAAGAGCGCAAGAACTTTATGAGTTTAAGGTCTTGAACAACTCAATAGAGGAAGGCAAGGGAAACATCTACGGAGCAATCGGTGAAGTAATAACTGCCGACTATTTTAGAGGAAGAAAGCGTTCCGTTAATACGAAAGCAACTTACGACTACGACCTAATTGTTGACGGTTATAAAATAGACGTAAAGACCACAAGGTTAAGCGTTGATATAACGCCCTTGCCTTATTATGCGGCTAAAGTTTGCAACTTCAATACTGGTCAGAAGTGTGACTTTTACTTGTTTGTTGATGCCTTAGACGACCTTTCTAAGTGTTGGCTTTGCGGTTATATCAGTAAAGAGAAATATTACCAAATAGCTGACTTCAGAAAGAAAGGAGAGAAAGACAGAAGTTTTACCTATCGAGCCACTTGCTACACGACTCGAATAGATAACCTCAACCCTTTATTTTAAAGCCTTCTCAATCTCTTCTATAATCATTTTGTCAACGTCCATTTGCCGGGACTCGCTGAACACGCCCTCAACTGAGAAGCCGTTAAAGGTGCCGTCTTTAACTTGCGCCCAAACTTCGTCATTGTCTACCTTGTAACTAACAAACCAGCTTCCGTTCGGTGCTTTGTCGAAACCTTTAGGAGTTGGCTTTGTATCGTCAATTAGAAAACTCTCAAACATAAACACGCCATCGACTTCTGTCTCGTGGTCTAGGTTGGTCGCGTTGGTCTTGCCTTCCTTCATAAACTTGTAAGCTATCTTACGGATTGAATCCGAATCGAATACAACGTAATACTCGCGCCCGTCCTCATCCTTTCTGTAAATAGGATAATCGGCAGTCATACAAATTCCGCTAACAATCTTCTTCTCTTCGTTGAGTGCAAACTTTTGTTTTTTATTGAAAGCCATCCAGTTACGCTCTATGGCTGGGTGGTCAACAAGTGAGATGGCATCTAGACCCGTGTCGTGGTCGTCATCTATTGTAAGGTATATTACTGGTAATTTTTCCATTATCCGAAATTTGCTTGTGATTCAATTTGGTTTACGTTGTTTTGATTTCCCGTTACTTCTGTCTCCACGACAAAGGCTTGAATTGGTGCTAGTTGTGCTTGTTCCACCCCTCCTAGTTCTGTTGTGTTTGTGCTTACTGATTGAATATTTGGTGCGGTTACGGTTGATGGTGGTGGTGGTGGTGGTGCGTTTCCGCCCCCAACGTCAGCACTATTTAGCGTAGTAACTGCCGAAGCAATGCCCGAAATAACTGCCGCGACTCCCGTAGCTATTGCGGCAATGTTCGCTGGAAACGGCCCGGTTTTCTGCGCTTGTGCAATTGCTCCTGAGATAGCGGTTGCCGTATCAATAGCAATCTGAGCAATAGCTAAAGTTTTTTGTATAGCAACTGCTTGTTTCGAGTTGTTTCCACTTGCAGCAATTAGACCGCCCAAAGCATTAAGAACATCGCTTGTTCCTTTTAGCCCAGCTTCTCTTGCCGCTTGTTTTTTCTCTTCCGCTTTCTTAGTTTCCGCAACGTCCTCATCTAAAAACTTCTTGCGGAGTTTTGCGAGTGCATTTTGCTTTGCCCCTTCGATGTCGGTGGTGTTGTCTCCAGCTAGTCGGGCTTGTTCTTCAAGAGCCGCGTAATATTGTTCAAGTTCAAGGAGTTCAAGTTCTCTGTTTTCTTTGCCGACCTTTGCTAGTTCTGTTTGTAGGTCAAAGAGTTCTTTTTCGAGTGCCTTCTCGTTTGTTAACTGCTCCGACTTTTGCCCCCCGATTCTTTCCTCAATGTCGAAGAGTTCTGTCTTTGCATCTTTTAGCGCAACTTGTAGGTCGATGTTGTTTTTATCAAGTGCGAGTTCTTTTTCTGCTAACTCAATTCTCTTGTTTGCTATCGCAGTTTCTTCGGCTAATTGCTTGGCTTGGATTTCTCCAAGTTTCTCGTTAGCCGCTATTCTATCAGCAAGTGTCTGAGATATATCGTCTCGAATTTGCCTTTGGTCTTCCGCTTCTTTTTGTCTTACTAAAATTAAAGCCCGTTGGTCGGCTTCCAATAGCTTAACCTCGTTCCGAAGTTTCACAAGTGCGTCGGCTTGTTTAACTGCCGCGACCGTTGCATCTTTTACGTCCGTTGCAAACTCTTTAAACCCGTCAGCAACTGCCGCTTGTTGGGCTTTATCTAACCCGGTAGAAACTTGAATCGTAGCCGTTAAGAAGTCTTTTCCAGCTTCTTTAATTGCGTCTAAGTCTCTGTCAAAAACGCCTTGAATAATTGCGCCAAGTGCCGAAAACTGGTCGGCTACTCCTGAAATTCTATTCGAGATGTTTTCCTTTATCGCTTCCCATAAGTCAATTACCGCTTGTTTCGGGTCGGAGAAAGCCGCCTTCATTGGTTCGGCTAAAGCTGAAACGCTCTCGAATACTTTTTTAATTATTATCTCAAACGCAATAGTTGCCGTGTTAAAAGCATCCATCACCGTTTGGTTCTTCATTAACAACTCCTTGATAAATAGGAACACCTCTGCCGCAATAGCAATAAGCCCCAAAGACTTAAGAACTCCACCTATTGAAGTTCCAAAGCCTTTCATTCCTTTACTTGCTCCCTTCGCTCCTTTCTCTGCCGCGTCAAAGCCCGTCTTCATTTGGTCGGAAAGTTTCTCCTGAGTCTGTTTTACTTTCTCAAGTTCTTCTCTTAACGAAATTATGTCGTCACTAGCTTCGCCCGTTTTAACATCTACTTCTATCGCAACCTTTGTAGCCATCTTAGAGCGTTATTATTCTGTAAGTACAATACACGGTTATGTCTGAGTCTCCAGCCGTTGGGTCGCCCGTTCCTACTGATACCAATAGCGAGGCGTTTGATATTAATTGTGTATCTGTTGCCGACAGTCCCGAAACTGGAAGTAGTTTTCTTACTGTTGACACCGATGCCGCCAAAACATTATCTTTCAATTGAGATTGTAAAGCCCCTGAACAAACAACATTTATATCTGTATTGGTTGCGTATGCCGTTGCATTAAAGTCAATCTTAACACTTGCGCTTATTACCTCAATAGCATAACCAGCACCGGGAGCAGCCACCAACTGAACGGGCGCACTATTCAACGTAAGCACTTGAGCCGTTGGGATAACGACCTTTGCGCTGCCTTGAATACAATCAATGCCTGAGTCGCTTCTTGTCCAAAGAATGCTATCCGCTTGGTTGTAAAAGAGTTCACCTTTGTAGATGTCTGTTGCTATCCAAGTGCCGTCCGTATGGTCGTTTGAACTTGGTACTGTTGGAACTGCTCCAGTTACCGTTGACCGCTTTAATTTTATCCTTGAGTCTTGTGTTGCCATTAGTTTTGTCCGCCTTCTATTATGTAAATAGCACTATCGCTAAACTGTGTCTGAACTATATTTAAACCACCGTCAACCGTGAAGATGTTTGTGCCTCCGTTTAACGCTCTTACGGTGTTCTCTCCGCCATCCAAAACGTCCCGATTCTCTTGTTCCTTGCCGTTTACAAAGGTCGTGTTTGAACTAATTACCCGGACTCCGCTTGTGTTGATAAGCTGGACGTTATGAATACCTGAACGCACTTCGTTATTGTCTCCAAATATTACAATGTTCCGGGAGCCTTCTCCAATTGTATTATTGCTTCCGATAACTTTAAAAGCCGTTACGCTTTGTCCAATACTGTTTTCTCGTCCGCTTACCTTGCCTTGAAAAACTGGGTATTTGTTGCCGTCCTTAGTTGTTTCGCTTGAAGGGTTAGGCATTTTTTCAGAACCTAAAGAACCGCCTGAGTTGAGGTTCTTGTTTCCCTTGCTGAATGTAACCGCCTCTTTAATCTTGATTAACTCAACCTTTGTTAGCCCCTCTTTGAACGGGTTGTAATTCATAACCTTGTTGAGCCTCCAATAACTATTATCTATTACAATTTGGTCGCGGAAGTCTAACGTGTTAATGTCAGTCGGCTCAAGGTAGAACATTCCAGTCATTACCTTACTATCTTTGTCCGTTATCTCGTTGATGTAGTTTCGATGGTAGATGTTAAACAAGTTCGCGTTAGTAACTTGAAGAGTTCCAGTATATGCGTTTGATTGATAAAACAACTCGAAAGGAAGCCCGAAGTTAATGTCAACCGTTGGTGTTATTGGATTGTCCCAGTGCCCAGCGTAAGGATAGGTCGACTGCGTTAGCGTTGGGTTTAAGTAACTTGCCAACTCCCAAGACGGATTACTCGGTAAGTTGTCAAAATATAGTATTCTAATATTTGCATCTGTTGGCTTTGCTCCTTCCGCAATATCCGCATCGTATATTTTAGGAATTATCCTATTGCTTGGATTGTCATTAACTAAAGGAGAAGGCGAGAAGATAATTTCTACTTCTTTAGAACTTTGAACGAAGTCATTATCTACCTCAATTCTTGACCTTCCGTAAACGTGTCCTCTGTTTGACTGATAACGCTCGTTGTAATAGTCTCCATCTTCTGAATAGGTGTAAATATATTCCCGGTCGGTTAGAACTCCAAGCGGTTCGAGTGCTATGTCTTTATCCCTTGCGAGTTTGTAAGTCCAGTCCTTTGTTAAGCCTTGAGAATAGAACGTGTCCCTTGTTTCAATTAGTAAGTTTTTCTCGTTGTTTGGGTCTATCTCAACAAACAAATTAAACATCTTAAATACTGACATTAAGAAATCCGACATAGTACATTCAGGAGAAAGATTACTCATTAATACATTGTCGCCTTCGAATATTTCGTTTGAAGCAACGCACTCAACTTGTGCCGTTTCAATAGTTAAGTTGAAATCGTTGTATAGGTTTCGTCCATCAATTAAACTTCCGCTTGTGTTCTGTACGTCAAGTTCCGAGAAGTCTATAATTATATCGAAGAAGATTCTTTCGTTTTGAAATAAAGTTAAATCGTTTGCAGATACGTTTAAATTTATCTCTTCCAGTACATTTTGTGGGTTGTTTACCAACTGAAAAGAAAGACTGCTTTCGCTAATTGTGGTAACCGCAAAAGAAGCGTCTTGTTTTCTTATTCTTGAGTGTATAATAAGAACCCCGTCATAAGTTCTTAAAGGATTAAATACCGTTCTGACTAGTTTTATCTTTAGTGCAGAACTGAAGTTGTAAATACCAGCGGCTGGGACAAAGTAAGCGCCTGAGATAAAGTTGTTCCCCTCGTCAAAGTTTCCGCCAGTAGAGTCATTATCGCAAACGACATTAAATCTGTCTCCGATTGCGCCTTGATTTACTGCATTAGTTGTATCAATCGGGTCAGTCGCGGCAGAAAGTGAAGCCCTAAAAGAACGGCTTTGCACTTGTAACGGGTCAGCGTAAACGTTCTTCTTCGTGAACGGAATTATTAACTTGCTCCATAGTATGGAATTAAAAAAAGAACTCTCGTAACTGAACCCAGCGAAAGCAAATATTCTGTTTAGAATCGTACTTGCATATAAAGCCGGGCGAAGGTCGTTCGGGTAAAAGACTCGTCCAACGTTGTTAAACTCTGTTCTCTTGCCGTAATCAATGTAAGGGTAAACGTAACCGTCAGTATTCGACCAGCTGTTTACAATATTGGTTTGAGTTAGTTCGTGGTTTAGGTCGCTGAAGTCAAGCGTTTCGTTTATCTTTTTGTCCCCAAGTACCGAGAAGATGTTTAGCAACTTACCAATAAAGACAATCTCGTAAGTGTAAGCGTGTCCCTTTTGGATAACCTTTCTTAACTGAACAACCCCAGCCATTACCTCCACTCCGTCCGCTATTACTCGCGCTTCAGCTTTCTTATTAGGGTTAAAATTAACGCTAATGTTAGTAGTGTTAGCATCGTAGTTATTGCTTATGTTAACATCGTATATATGCCCAAAGAGTGCATCGTTGTTCTTGGTCGCTGGACACTTGATTGTCTTTGAGTATTCGGTGCTTCTCTTCTCCGGGTTACGAATGTCAGCAACCCCGTAATTGAATGAGAAGTCAAAGCCCTCAAATACATCTAATCTTCTGCCTTCAATCCTAACCTCAACCACGCTGTCTTCTGTTTTTAATTGAATAGCTTAATTCGAAAGTGTACTGCATTAGCTTGTCGTTAAGGCTTGTCTTTCGTTGGATTCTGCGAGCATCAAGGTTAACCGCAATCAGTTCGTTGTTCTCCTCAATGTAGGCACTTGGAGACGTTATTAAGTCCTCCATCCAAACGCTCTCCTCTTCTGTCAAGTAGTCGGTGTTAACCGTTAGCTTCTTCTTAAGCGACACGTTGTAATCCGTTGTTCCTCTGTTCTTCTTGGTATAGGTGTAGCTTGAGCCGTTCCAGTCGTGGTGTTGTTGGTCGTACTTGTCCTTCTTAATGTCGGTTTGGTGGATTGACTTTAGGTAAAAGTTGAAAGCATCATAACCTCCCAAACGGTTGAGGAAGTGTACCCGGACTTCGTTGTACTTGGTGCAAGTTTCGTTGATGTTAAACGTAACCTTCTCGCTTGTCTGAGCGTTGGTGTTGTCCTCTAAATGGATAGTGTAAGAAGCCGCGCCAGTTAGAGCCGTTGAAGGCGTTGTTCCGAGTAGTGAATCCGTGTAAAGCGTTGGATCTATGTTTCCAATGTCGTAAGTTCCGACTGGAATACGGAAGTACCTACTCGACCAGTCTGTACTTGGAGTAGTATTCGCAACCACTCCGTTGGCAAGAAGTGACCCCGTTGCATTATAACCTGAATACGCTTTGACAACGTATTGATTCGCCCCGTACTTCTCGTT